TCTCTTTTGCCGCCTCCAGGGTCTCCTTGGCTTTGGCCTGGGCCTCTGCCACAATGGCAGCAGCTTCCGCCTTGGCCTTGGCGATGATGTCCTCCGCCTCGGCGGCGGGGGTAGCCTGCGTGGTGGCCTGCTGCTCATTGGCAGCAGCTTCTTTCTTGGCAGCCATAGTGTAAATACCTCCTGTTGGTCAGAATGTGGGGCCGCCCGCCGTAAAGCAGGCGGCCCCGGTGATTAGCTGTTGAAGGTGGAGCAGGTCTCGATACGGACCATGTACGCCTCCACCAGGCGCTCGGCCACCTTGGTGGCTTTCCAGCCTGCGGTGGCGCGCTGGTCCAGGGGGTCGGCAGTACCGGCAGAGCCGAGCTGCTTCACGATGTGCTGGAGACCGCCGCCGGTGATCTCGGTCACGCCGTAGGCGTCCGCACCCAGAATGAGGGTGGAGTACACGTCACGGGCGGATGCCTTGGGGGTGACGGTGCCGCTGGAGGAGGTGCCGGTCTCGTAGTCCTTGCCCGCGTGGGTAAAGACCTTGGCCTCGCTGGTCTCCACGAAGCGGACGCCCTCGATGCGTCCGATCTCGCCCTCGTAGATGCCGTCGGGGTCGGAGTAGGTCTTGACGTTCACCCACTTGGGGTCACTCATAAGGTCGTAGGAGCAATCCGGGTGGATGATGCCCGCGTAGTAGCCGTTGATCTTGGGCGCGTTCATCACCTTGAGGTAACGGACAGCGCGGCGCACGGCGTCCACGGTCAGGTAGTGGTTCTGGCTGTCGGTGGTGCTGCCGCCGCACAGGTTGGCGCGGCTGTCCACCTGGCCCTCGGCGTACTGCACGTTGGTGCCGCCGTTCAGCACCTCGCGGGTGATGGTGTCCAGGGTGCGGCCCGCCTGGCTGCCCAGCAGCTTGGTGGCCTGCACCAGGTTGTTGTCGATGGCGGAAAGCAGCAGCATATCGGACAGCTCGATGAAGCCGCCGTACTGCGCCACAGTCGCGGTGATGACGCCCATGTTGAGCTTCTGACCTTCGGGGGTCACACCTTCGGTCAGGGCCGTGGTGGCCTTGGGCAGGGGGTCATACTTGCGGAACTCGATGGTCTTACCGCCATTCTTGGGGATGGGATGCTTCTGTCCGAACTGGTCATGGACCAGCAGCGGCTCCGCCATATCAATGAGATAGTCGGAGTAGAAGGTTTTCATCTCGCCGGAAAGGTTGTTCCCGGTGGTTGCGCTGGTCGTCTTGTTGATGACTGCATCAAACAGGTTCAGCACGACGGGCAGCAGAATGAATTTGCGGATGGTGTTCATGTTAAAATCTCCCTTCTGGGGAGAGGCTTAAAACTCGATGTGCTCTCCCCGTGCAGCTCTGCGGATGATCTCCGCGCGGTCCCTCTTGGACAGCTTGGAAACGTCATCCTTCACGATAAATGCACCCTGGGAGGTCGTGCCGTTTTCCTGGGGCCTTGCGCCCTTGGCGCGGATGCCATCCACCACCTGCTTCTCCGTGGCCTTGGCCTGCATAGCGGCCACGCCCGCCTTGATCTGGTCCATGTGGACCACTTCATAGGCGTGTTGGACGGGAACGCCCGCCCGGAGCATGGAGAGGAACTGGGGGTTTTTGACCTCCGCGTTGAGGTCGAAGCTGGGGTACAGCCCCTTGACCTGTTCGGCCTCGCCGTACCACTGCTGGAGCTGCTGCTGCGCCCGCTGGTCGTTTTGCCGCTGGCGCTGCTGGCGCAAAAGCGCCTCGTTCTCCCGCTGGAGCTTCTGGAACTGCTTGTACTGCTCAACGGACATCCCCGCCTCCTCGGCGGCCTCGGACCAGTATGCGTCATCGTTTTCGATGGCCTGGGACAGCTTGCCCATGTCGCCGTCGCCGATCTGGTAGCGCTGCATCAGCATATCAATGACAGGCTGATACTGGCCCACCTGCTGCTCCAGGTTTCTGGTCTCCCGGAAGCGCCGGTCGATGATGCGCTGGGTCTCCTCGGTGTAGATGTCCTTGTACTCACCGTTCACAAGGTCCTGGAAAGCCCTGCGTTTGGCCTCCAGAGTATTGGACGTGGTGCTCGCGTCCGGTTTGTTGTCGCTCCCGGCGTCGGAGGACCGCTGCTGTCCCTCCGGGTCTCCGCCCTCGCCAGCCTCCGCCGGTTTGGCCTGCTTCCCGAAGATGACATTCTGGTATTCGCCCGATTTTCCCCGCCGGGTGGATGCGGGGGATGCCTGGGTCTCGCCCTGTGTGCCGGGTGCTCCGTCGCCAGAGGCCGCCGCCCCTGTGCCTGCTCCGCCTGCGGCACCGCCGCCGTCGAACAGGTTCAGCCGGATGTCCAGCAAATGCTTGAAGTTCATAGGATTGCCTCCTTTTTCATCGCGGGTGTATCGCCCCCGTGCATCGGTCCCTGACTTCACCAGGGCAGCGGCCCGGTCCCCACCGTGACCGCCGCCCCGCATGGTGTGAAGCAGGAGGACAGTATAAGCGTATCAAATGCTTTTCCGCTTTTCGCCCCGAACTCGGAAAAAATTTTTATTTTTCTTCCCGGCACTCCACCTGGACCTGCTCCGGGTGGGCCTGGGCCACCTGGGCAAGGCCGATGACGGCCATCTCAAAGGCCGCCGCCGTGCCGTCGTCCCCGTCGAAGTCGAGCTGCACATCGCCGCTCTCCATCCGCCAGGTGTAGACCTCCACATAGCGTTCCCGCATGGCGTTGGTCACATATCCGGCCAGGGCGTAAAGGATGCCGGACACCGCCGCGCACGCCTCCACGCTGCCGGTGGCGTGGCCCTGGGCAGAGAGGATGCAGCGCTGGCCGTCCCGTTCGGCATAAACCTGGGTCATAACACGTCGCCTCCCGTCATTCGTTGCCCATGCTGGGGGTGCTGCGCTTTGCCAGCCGCTCCCCGTAGCCGGTCATGGGATGTTGGGCCTCCATGATGCCGCTTGCAAGGCTGTCCTTCTCGCTGGAGGGCGCGGGGCCTGCCGCCTGGCCTCGCTGGCCGCCGCCGGTAGGCTGCGCCGCTCCGATGCCCATGTCCTTGCCCGTGAGGGTCTGGATGATAAGGGCCATCTGGTCGAGCTGCTGGGACATCTGCTGGCAGATATTGAGAAGGGTCTGACCGTTCTGCACCTGCTCCTTCACCTTGTCGATACCCTCAAACTCCATCATTTCCAGAGCACCCAGCGCCTCCTGCGCCCGCTCCGGGTTGAAGAAGCCCAGGCCGTACAGCTCCTTGGCCCGCTCGTTCTGTTCCATGCGGGAGAAGGGGTTTTTCTTCTGGGCCTTGATTTTCAGGTCGAAGATGGGCTTGCGGTAGAGGGGGAGGCCGTCGGAGGTCCGGCCCACTTCCTGTTCCTTGATGCCCGCGTTGTTCATGTCGATGAACTGGTAGCTGCCAGGCATCTGGCCCGTGATGCGGAACGAGCGGGTCTCGTCGTAGAACTGCCGGATAAGCTCAATGCACATCGAATTGATTTTGACGTGGGTGCGGTAGCTGGCGGAGATCATGTCCCGGCTGGCCTTGTTGCCCGCCTCCTGGAGGGCGGCGATGGCAGCGGCGGCGGTGACGCCGGACCCGGCGCTGCCGCTGTTCACGTCGCGGTTGGCCGCCGTGTCCTTCATCTCCTCGATTTTCATTTGCGCCACGGTCACATAGATGTCGTCCAGCGGGTTGGTGACAATCTCCTTGATGCGCCTGTCGTCAAGCTCACCCTGGACGTGGACCAGGGGCTTGCTCCAGTCCAGGAACTCCTCCTCGTTGATGCCCGTGCTGTCGCTGACGAAGAAACGCTTCTTGGTGGTCATCATGCTGTTTTCCAGGATGTTGGAGGACAGCTTGTCGATGTAGAGCTGCGGGTCCTTGCAGATGGCGACGTAGCCGAAGCCCACCGGCGTGCCTTTTTCCGGGAACATCACATCCAGCACGACGGGGTAGAGGCCGTGGTCGTACCAGCCCGTGTCCCGGTAGGCCGGGTCGTTCTCGCTGGCGAACAGCAGGGTCTCGCCCACGAACTTGGCGTAGTGCAGCAGCGTCTTGCCGCTGGCAGAGGTCGTCTTGTAGTACCAGTCCACCACCACGCTTTTGTTGCTGGTGTCGATGGTGTCATCGTAGATATACTGCTTCACATCCACGGCCCCGCCGCTCAAATGGCCCTTGTGCTCCGGGTACTGCTGCTCCAGCAGGTCCTCGTCCACCAGGTCCACGATGAACAGGTTGCGGGACTTCTGGATGTCGGTCACGCCCGGCTCCCAAAACAGCTTTAGCAGGTCGATCTCCCGGATGTCCACGTCGCCCAGGCCGTTCTCCTTGGCGCTGTTCCAGAACACGCCATAGGCTGCCGTGCCGTGTTTCAGCTTCTCCCACCAGTTGTCAGAGTAGGTCTGCTCGTAGTCGTTGTACTCCAGGATGACCGGCAACACGGAGGACAGCACCTTGGCGCTCTCCTCGTCGCTGCGCTCGCGGGGGAGGACCACCGGCTCCGGGTAGTTGTCCATAGCGTCCGCGTGCTTATTGAGAATAGCGTTGAACAGCCAGGCAGAGGACGGCTCCGGCCCTCTGTACTCCGGGTTGTCCGTGCGCTGCTTGCCCTTGCGGATGGCCTCCCAATGGCGCAGCTCCCACCATAGCTCATCCTGGACCACGCGCTCCTCCAGGCTGGCCTTGCCTTTCTTGTAGTCGCTCAAGATGCTGATTGCCTCCGCAATCTCCGCTCTGCCGATGCGCCGCTGCCCGGCGGGGGCCGTCAGCAGCATGGCCTCCATCTCCGGGGCCACGCTCTCGTCCTTCTGCACGCCGGGGACGCCCCAGCCCATCGGGGGCTTGCCCAGGGTCGCGTCCTGCTCGTTCTTCCGTCCGAAAAGTGCCATAAATCAATACCTCCTGTAAAAATCGTAACGGTCATACTGCTGGTCCTGTCCCAGGTCCAGCGGGTCATATACCACCAGGGCGGGGGGCTTGTTCCGCCTGGGTGCTATCGGGTTTTTCATGCAGACGTAGCGCAGCTCGTCGTAGATGTGGTCCTCGCCCTCGGTGTTGATGTCCTCCACGTTCTTCTCGTCGTAGACCAGGTTGGGGACCGTGCGGATGAAGTGCTTGCAGGTGTTGAACACATACAGCATGGGGATGCCCTCCTCGTCAAAGGCGAGGCGGTGATGCACCTGCATCTTGCCGTCGATGCGGGCGTGGTCGCCGCGCTCGAAGTACACCCGCTGCCGCTCCATCAGAGCGCCGATGCTCTCCGTGCCGTCGCTGCCCCAGATGGCCGGGTCTCCCACGCGGTTGATGCGCCGGTCCTTGAGGTTGGGGTCCTCGGCCTCGATGCGCCGTATCTCCCGCGCCACCTCGGACGGTTCCATCTTCACGCCGGTGTTGGGTGTGCCGGTGCAGCCGTAATACTCCCGGATGCGGTAGAGCCGCCGGTCCCGGTCCACGGCGTACCAGCCCACGGAGAAGGGCCTGGAGTAGCCCCAGTCCAGGCCGCACCAGATGGCCCAGTCCTGCGGGACCTTGAAGGGGGAGATGACGTGGGTGTTGATGCGGTCCGTGTAGTGGTCGCTGTCGTTGCGCCACTCCGTGAATACCTGGCCCGCGAAGGTGTCCCAATCGCCGTACAGCAGCGCCTTGCGCTCCTGCTCCGGCATGGAGGCCAGGCTGGTGAGGTAGTCCGGGTTGTTGGCAAGCAGTATCTTGTTGTCGAACACGGAGGACGGCACGAAGATGCGGGACTTCCAGCGCGTCTCCTCGTGGCCGTCAGGGAAGCGGACCTTGAACTGCTCCCAGATCGTTTGCATGGGCTGGGCCGCCGTGATGAAGCGCTCCTTCACCCAGCCGTGGCCCACGCCGCCGGGGTTTGCCTGCGCCCGGATGTAGCAGCGGGTCCCCGGCCCGTTGGGGCGGTTTCGGGAGAACATGTAGCTGTACTCCTCCCAGAGAAATTGCGTCAGCTCGTCAAAGTCGATGAAGTCATAGCGCTTGCCCTGGTAGTTGGTCCGGTCCTTGGTGTACTGCATAGAGCCGAAGAAAATCTTGGCCCCGGAGGGGAAGGTCCAGACGTGCTTGCTCTCGTTAAACCTGGCCTTTTTGTAGGCCCGTCTGTAAATCTCCGTGCTGCGGTCCATCAGCTCCGTGAGCTGCGGGAAGGTCTTGCGGAGGATAAGCCCACGGTAATGCGGTATCTCCACCTGGCGCAGGGCCTCGGCCAGGGCGCAGTCCGATTTACCGCCGCCCGCTGCACCGCCGTACAGCGCCTCGTCCTCAAAGCGGGCCATAAGGGCCGCCTGGCGCGGCTGCGGGGTCCAGATGACATTAGCCATCGTTTGCGCCTCCCTCCGTCGGTGGGCCTGGGTTGTCCATCACGGGGGAGAGGAGCACCACGCCGCTGCCCTCGTCCTCGTCGCCGTCCTGGGCCTCCGGCTTGTACTTCCACGTCTCCGGCTTCCGGTTGGTCAGCCAGAACATTTGCGCCGCTGTATTGGCAGCTACATGGACTTCATCGCGGGCCTCCACAAGGGTCTCGACCTCGCGGATGCGCTTGCCCGTTTCCGGGTCATATTCTACGGTCTTGAGCTTGTAGTGCTTCACGATCTGGGCATTGTAGCCCAGGCAGCTCTTGAACAGGGCGTTTTCCACCTGCTCGTCCGGCACTTCACACGCCTGCGCGAAAGCAGCCGAAAGTGCCGCGTAACGCTCGTCCCCCTCCTGGCCCTCGTCCAGGTATTTGCGGAAGGTAGAGTAGGCGATATGGAGGTTGGCAGCAATCTCCTTTGCCGTGGCCCCGTCTTTGGCCCATTTGATGATCTTGTCCAGGTTGGGGAGGACATGGGTCTCGTATTTACTTTTTGCCATTCGCTCCCGCCTGCCTTTCTGAAAAATTGGCTTCTCTTTCATCGTAGCAAAGGCAGCTTCTTTTTTCGCCCCGAAGGGAGGATGTTTTTTCATTCTGGTGTTCACGCGTGTGGGACCCTCTCACCCTCACCATCCCCCCATACCCCCCTTCCTCTCCCTCTCTCCCTGGAGCGGGGGAGACCATTTTCGTGGCCTCACGAAAAAGATAAGAGACCCCAGGCCATAGGCCCAGGGTCTCTCTGGTATGCTTATGCTTTGCTTTTGCTGTGCTTTTCTATCGTGTAGGTGGCCCCGTAGCGCCGCCGCCCACAATGGGAGCAGGTCACTTTGTGATCTACGCCGCCGCCCACGCGTTTGAGGTCGTAGCCCTCCTGGAGCATCGCGGCGCACCTGCCGCAAAGGTCCTTCGGTTCGGTCATCAGTCGCTCACCCCCTTGAAGCTCTCCCGGACGTGACCGCCGTTCAGCTCAAATTCCACGGTCATGCCTTGCCCTCCCATGCCGGGCATGTGGTGTCCGGCTCCGTGAAGTCCGCGCAACGTGGGCTGTCTCCGTTGAAGCATACGCCCTGGAAGTCCTCGTACCAGGCGCAGCTCCCGCAATTCTGCTTCATGCCGTTTCCTCCCGTTCCATCGTCATGCGGGCCAGCAGGCTCTCATACATCCGCTTGTAGGTGTCCCGCTCCGTCTGGGCGATTACCAGGGCCATGGAGGCCGTGCCGTCCTCGGTGTCCCCGCGTACCGGCTCCGGCTCCTCCTCGTCCTCCTGGGGGCTTGCAAGGCCGTACTGGGCCAGACCCAGGCCAGAGAGGAGGCCGAGGTCCACCTGCTCCATCTCCCGCTTGGTGCAGCGTCCCACATAGCGTCCCACGCGGCTCTTGTCCACGGTGTACACGTTCTCGCACAGGGCCGTGCTGATCTGTTCGGTAGAGCGGATGGTGATGTGCTCCGGCAGCTCCTTCTTGGGGGAGGCGGAGCAGTAGACCACCTGGACCACGGGGCTGTTGTCGTTCAGAGCGTCGCAGCTCACGATGATGGCGGGCCGGTCCTTCATCAGCTCGTGGCCGATGGCGTTCGGTATATCTACCCAGTATATCTCCCCGCGCCGCATAGCGTTGGCAGGGAATGTGCCTTTCTTTGCCATAATCAAACCTCCGTGATAGTCAGATTGAAGCGTTCCCGCAGGAGCTTCTTTTTCATCTCGTACTGGGCCGTCTTGGTGGCCCGGCTCTTGACATCCTCCACCACCGGCAGCCAGAACACGGTGCCGTACTTGTCCGGCGCGGTGGGGCGCTCGTAGGCGAAGTCGGCCACATAGTGGATGGCCCGGACCCGCTCGCCGGTCTCCGTGATGTAGCTTTCCTGGAGGGTGTACTGCTGCTGGAGGCGCAGGTTGCGTATCTGCCCGGCCTTGAGCATCAGCATCAGCTCGTCGTAGCGGCGGGCCTCCTTCTTGCTGTCGAAGCGGAGGTTGCCCCGGCTGTCCGGCTGGTTGTGGTACTTGGGGGCCTTGGTCTTGCCCACGATGCCCAGCTTCTCCATGACCTGGCGCTGGGCCTCCGGCCCCATGCGTTGCAGGTCTGCGGCGGTCAGTCCCATCTCTCGCGCCTCCTTCCGTTTGGTGCAGCGGCGGGCCGGGCCGAAGTCCTGCCCCCGCAGAAACATCATGGGGTGCAGCAGCTTCCCGGACAGGCCGCAGAAAACTGTGTTGTCCACGACGCGCACATACTCGCACTCGTCGCAGTATTCGATCTGGCCCTCCCGCTCCAGGGCCATCTCCAGCGGGGTCTTATCCAGCATTTGCCTGCGCCTCCTCCGCTATCAGCTTGCGCTTGCGCCGGGCGTAGGCGCTGTCGGCGGCGGCCTGTCCGGGGTGCGCCAGGCGGCGCAGCCGGGCCTTTTCCCGCAGCTCCTCCCGGTGGGCCTGCTGGTATGCCCGGTTCCGTGCCCGCTCCTTCTCCGGGTCCCGGTTCCGGTCTTTCAGCTTCCGGCGCTCCTCGGCCTTGCCGTCAAACCAGCCGACGTGCTTATAGCTGGCAGCAAAGCAGCCCTCGGAGCAGAAGTATGTCGTGGCCTGCCGCTTGCCGTCCCGCTCCACCTGACGCACCCAGGGGGTGTCCGCCGTGGTCACGATCTGCTTCCCGCAGGTGCCGCAGGTGCGAAACAGTGTCAGCCGGTTTGCTGTCTGTCGGCGCACGCTCATAAGTCGGACCTCCGCTCCATCACGCCCAGGATGTACTTGCCGTCCTCGCCGCGCCGGGCGTGTATCTCGTACTTCTCCCGCATCTCCTTGACGGAGAAGAACGGGACGGCCAGCCGCCAGCCCAGGGCCGTCTCCGGGGCATCCGGGTCCATGGCCCGCTCCCCGTGCTCCAGCACCACGGCGGTGAGCACAGCGTCCACAAGGGCCTGGGTCTCCTGGTTTCCGACATCCGCCTGGGCCAGGGCCTCCCGCAGCTTCTCGTTCTCCTTGGCCGTGTCGGCCACCTTCTTGCGCCAGCGCCCCAGCTCATGCTCTAGGCGCTTGATCTTATCGACGTTTCTTTCCATGTCACTCCGTCCTCTCGTAGTATTTCAGCAGGTTGGCGGCCACCGTGCAGCTTTTCCAGTCCTGGAGGTTGGCGCAGTAGCGGTCCGCGTACTCGGCCAGGGCCTCCCGGTCCGGGAAGCTCATGCAGCCGCCCTCGCAGCGGACGCACAGCCGCTCGTCCCAGCGAAAGAACGGGCACGCCCAGGTCTTGTGTGAGTAGCCAGCCATTTGTCCGCCCCCTTGCTCATTCCGTGATCTGTCGCTGTCCTGCCGTGCTGCCCGGCAGGCCGATGGGGTTCTTCCGCAGCATCGTCTCGTAGGTTTGCTCAAAGCGCTCCATCTCGAAGTATTTCTTGTCCGGCGGCATGAACGCGTCGATGCCGCCCATGGCCTCGATGACCTTCTGGGTCCTGGTGGGCATCCCCTCCAGCGCCTGCTCTTTCGTCCGGCCAGCCAGCCGGGCCAGTTGCAGCTCGCTGCGGGCCATCAGGTAGGCGTTGCTGATTTCCGACCTGACCTCGTGCAGAACGGCCTCCGCCGCCTCCCGCATCTCCGCGATGGTCGGAGGGAATTTGCAGGTCTGGCACACCCGGATGACTGCCTGCTGGGCCGCCCAGAAGTCGATGTCCCGCAGGCAGGTGGTCCAGAGCGTGATGGTCGGGGCCAGCTTTGCCTTTAGGCTGTCCTTGTCCGGGGCCTTGAACATCTCCGCGTTGGGATAGGCCATCATCAGCACCGCGAAGATTTCCGTCACTTCCGCCCTGGTCATAGGCCGCTGAACTCGTCGTGCAGGTCTCGCAGGGCGTCCATCTTCTCGCCCGTGCTGGCCTGCTGGGGTCTGCCGCTGCGGCTGGGCTGGTAGGACCTGTCGTCCTTGAGGGCGAACACGCCTGCCCAGCAGTGGTCCTCGCTCTGGTGCAGAATGGCGATCTGGGCATCCCGGTCTCCGGGGGCCAGCTTCTCCAGTTCCGTGACCAAGCGCTTTTTGGCCTGGTCCGTCATCGGCTTTTTGATCCTGTTCCGCATCGCCTCGAAGTCTTGCAGAGCGGAAAGCAGGTCAGCGTCGCCGGAGGCGAAGTCCGCAAAGATAGTTTCCTTTGTTTTCTTTTCCTCTGCTTTGCTTTGCTTTTCTTTACTCTGCTTTGCTTTTCTTTTATTTGCATCGGTTTGCTCTGCATTTGCATTACTTGTGGATGCTCCGCTGCACTCGTCGGCCTTGCAAGGCTGATTTTTCCAGCGTTTTTGCGCTGCCTCCCGGCGGAGGTTGGAGATGTCGTCCACCTTCCCCATGCGTCGGAGAAGGGAAGCGGAGTAAAGATACTCGCCGTCGTTCACCAAAAGCGTGCTGCCGTTTTCTGCAAACTCTGTGCAGCAGTCTGTGATGATCTGCTCAAGGTGGGATGCTTCCACCTGCATTTGCATAGCAAGTGTATTCCAGATGTACTTGTTCACGGACAGCCGGTACTCCGGCTGTTCCCGGAGTATCTCCACCAGCATGAAGTACACCCCGTACCCCTCCGCCCCGTAGACGGAGCGGAGGGCCAGGATTTTGGGGTCGTTGCGGGCGTTGCAGTCGTGGGAGAAGAAATAGGCGTCTTTCTCGTTGGTCTTGGGCATACGGATGCCTCCTTACGCAAGCGCCTGCTGCCCCGTTGCATCCTCGAAGATGCCGTCGGGCAGCTCCGGCGCGGTATTGCTGCTGGGTTCAATGACCTCCCCGGTCTCCGGGTTGGCCTCTGGAAGGGCCTCTGGCGCGTTTTCGGGTGCATCCAGGTAATTCTTGCTCCCGTCGGTGCCGATGGCCGCTTCGTCGCTTGCAAGGGCTTTCTGGAGGTCAATGGACATGATGCCCCACTTGCTGATAAGCTGGCGCAGCATCGTCTTGCAGGCCATCCCGTCGAAGTCCTTGTACCAGAAGGAGGAATACTTCCACTCGTCGCCCTTGGGATAGTTGCCCGCCACGAAGTCGGCGTAGGACACGCGGCTGTACCGGGGGTCCTGGGCCTCGCGGGCCTCCAGGTGGAACGCCTGGGAGTAGCGGTCCGCGTGGGCCAGCATCTTGTCCTTGCTCCAGTACAGCACCTTGCGGAAGCCGTTGTTCAGCTCGAAGTAGGCGTAGTAGCCCACCACGGGGCGGCTCTCCCGGTCTCCGTCGTCCTCCAGGAACTCCAGGATGGGGCGGCGGGTGAAGCGGTCCCGGCCTCTGTACTCGCCCTCCACCACGGGGAACGCGTCGATGTCCAGGTATTGGCCGCTGCGCTCCGCAAGCTGGATGTAGCCCTTGTAGCCGAGCTGGAACTGGGCCACGGTGCCGCGCTTCTTGTCCTTGTAGGGGACCATGTAATACTGGCCGAGCTGCGGGGAGGGGGACAGGTTCAGGCTCTCACCCAGCAGGGCGGCGGTCAGCACCGTCCCGGCGTCGCACTCCTGGAGGGACGGGTTTACGGCCACGGCGGAGCTGATGGCAGCCACGAAGCGCCGGGCGCGGTCCGGGTCTCCCAGGGTGTCGTTCACGAGCTTCTGGTACATCGGCGTCTGGATAGCCACGCTGAACTTGGGCTTGCCGCCGCTGCGGCTCTGCAAAGAATTGTTCACGGCCATGATTAAATCCTCCTATACGAAATGTTCCGTTCTTTCAGCCAGCGGGAAAGCTCCGCCGCCTGGTCCCTTGTCACCTGGCACTCAAAGCGCAGCAGGTAGATGGTCTCCTCAACAGCCTCACCGCCGCCGGGTTCCCAGGTCCCGGCCTGGGCCGCATTGGCAGCGGGGTCCGGGGTCTGCTCTGCGCCCCGCGTCGCCTCTGCCTCGCGCTGTTCCTCTGCCAGGTTGGCGGCCTGGGCGGCCCGCTGGGCCTCGTATTCCCGCAGGCGCTTGGCCCGCTCCTGGAGGCGGGAGCGCTCCATCAGGGCCTCGTTCAGGTCCAGGTGCTCCAGGTACTTGATCTTGACGGCCTCGGCAAACTCGCTCTCCACGGTAGCCAGGACCTCCAGATCGGACGCGGCCTTGTCCTCCGCCGCGACGATGGCCTCCCGGACCTTCTTCATGGTCACGCTGGTGTTGTACCAGGTGTCCTGCCACAGCTTCTCAAAGGGGAGCAGCGCCCGCAGCTCGCCCACGGTCTCCTCGTAAATTTCCAGGATAGCGGCCCGCTTGTCCGCCCGGCGCTTCTCCTCGTACTCCTTGAGCTGCGCGTCGATGGCGGCGATGGGCTGGTCAATAAGGCCCACCAGCTCCTTCACCTTGGCCTCGAAGTCGGTGTACGGGGCCATGCACTCGCGCTTGACCTCCTTGCGCTTGTTCTCCAGGGCCTCCCGCAGCTTGTTCAGCTTGGCGCGGTCCTCCTTGGCACCCTTGATGCCGTCCTCTGTTACCACCAGACCGGTGTACAGCGCCAGGCTCTCCGCAAGCTGGCCTTTCAGCTCCTCAAAGTTGAAGTCTATCGTCTTGGGCAAAGTCTCCAGGCTGTTGCCCATCACAAATTCCATGCTCATGTTGTCCTCCTGTTCAGATAGGCGGGAGCTTGAGGTTTGGTTTCTGCCGCTGCTCCACGCAGCGCCAGAAGGGGACCGCCTCCCGCCGGATGATGGCGATGTCGTCCTCGGCATCCGCCCGTTCGATTTTGTAGTGCCGGGTCTCTTTCCGGTCCTCGCCCTCCGCCGTGGTATATTTGATCTGGGCCAGCAGTTCCACGAACTGCCACCCGGCGGCAAGCATCTGCTGGCACACCTGGGCGTAATACTCCGTGGGGATGCGCCCCTTCCAATGGGTCCAGCCGGTGGAGGAGAGGATTTCCGTGGTTTTGATCTCCAGGCCGCCCAGCCGCCCGGTGGCGGTTTCCTCCAGCTCCCCGTCCGGGGTGCAAGTGATGAAGGGCAGGTCCTGGTGTTTGATGATCTTGTAGGGGGTGAAGCTCACCCGGTATTCCGGGTGGTCCAGGGCGAAGAAGGAGCGCAGCAGCGGCTCCGCGTCGTTGCCGTAGCGCACATAGGGCTTGTCCCCGATGTCCTCCGGGATGACCAGCCCGCACTTTTCCTCCCAGAGCTGCACGTTGGTTTTCCAGGGGGAGAGGCCCAGGAGGGCGGCGGCGTCAGACGCCCCCAGCCCATCCTTGCGGGCATCCAGCCATTCCGCCCGGTCCTTGCAGATGATGACCTGCGGCTGCATCACATCATCACGACGATTTTGCCGTCCTTAACCTCCTGGGCCAGCTTGTCCTCGAAGTAGGCCGCGATGCTGGCCTTGGCCGTCTGCTGCCACATCCCGCCGTCAGCCTCGAACAGGCCCACGTTGCCGTCATCGTCCAGGCGCAGCAGGAACTCGCTCACCGGCTGTTCCACCTCCAGGAAGGTGCGGAAGGGGCGCAGGGCCACGCGGGGCTTGACCTGCACCAGCGCCTTGAGAGAGACGCCCTGGCGGGCCTCCACTTCCTGGCTCACGCCATTGTCGCGGGTGGTCACGCCGCTGTCCTTGCTCATGCGGGAGAGCAGGTCCAGCAGGTAGTCCACGCCGGGGCCGGGGGCAAACTTGCTCCGCAGCTCAATGATGGCCTGCTCATACTCCCGGAAGCCGTCACGGAAGCCCGGAACGTCGCATTTCGCGGTATAGAGGCTGTCGCGGCACATCATGTCGTCGTAGGTGGTGAACACGGAGACCGTGCGGGCATCGTCCACGCGGATGAACACGGGCAGGTTCTCGAACATATCCAGCTCGTTGCGGACCAGCTTCACGATGCTGTCCAGGCCGGAGACGGAGAGGTTGGCAGGGCGGTCAATGTGGGGCTTGATACGGACCAGGTCGTGGTCAGAGTAGGTGTCGCCGTGGATGTCGTAGGTCTTGTTGTCCTTGAGGGACACGAGGTACTGGGCAAATTCTTTCAGCATAATGAATACTCCTTTCAGATCGTGGCGTTATGCCTGGCGTTTGAACTTCAAAATTTTGGGGTGGTCCTGCTCCTCACCGTCGAGGGCCAACTGGCCGGGGACCTGTGGCACCATTTCGGCCACCAGCAGCTCGCCGGTGCTGGGTGCGTTGGTGATGTAGAGGCTGGTGGTCACGGGGTCCGTCGGGGTCAGGGAGCACTTGGCCGTGCTCTGCACCGTGATGGTCCGGCGGTCCGCGCTGGGGATAAGCTCCAGGGTCACGGAGATTTTGCGCTTGGCGGTGGCCTTGGTGTTGGGGTCCATGATGTTGTCCATCACCTTGCCCATCTCATAGTCCACGCGCTCCAGGATTGCACCCATTGACATCTCAAGGATGCTTTTCTTGTCCAACTGGTCACTCATGCGGTTTTATCCTCCTTTTTGGTGGCCCGTTTCCGGGCCGCATATTCTCCTAACAGCCGCTTGAGGGCTGCGTCATGCCAGCTTTGCCAGGACGAATACCCGCACACCTGGAGCAGGTCGTCCGGCAGGCTTGCCGCGAACTCGCGGCTGATGCGGTAACACTTGCGGAAGCGCCCGGTGGGCGCTGTGGGCGGCGCGGTCTCCGTCTCGCTGGCCTCGCTGCGGCTCTCTGCTGTCGGCAGCGCCCCCAGCAGGTCCAGGTCCTCCGCGTCGTAGAGTTCCGTCCTGGGCGCTCCCAGGACATTCTCCAGGGCCTTGAGCTGGTCCGCTGTCGGCAGGCATACGCCCTTCTCGTACCGGCTTACCATGCCCACGTCAGCCCTGGGTTCCGTTTCTTTCAGTCTGGCGGACACCTGCGGCTGGGTCAGACCCAGCGCCATCCGCCGCTCTTGTAGTCGGTTCATGCTCTGCCTCCTCTATCAGTCTGATTTGTTGGAAGAAGGGGAAGAACTGGGGCGGGCACACCGCGTTTCCGAGGCATCTAACTCTGTCCATCCAGTTGGGAAGCCCATCAACCATTCGGTCCATTCCGGGTTCAGATTTCCAGTACCCCCCCCGCCAGGTAAGCCACTTTTTGGCATAGAAGCAATGACCTGGTGGATGTCGCGCCCTTCCGCAGGTGCCGGGCCAGCCCCGCCGCGTCCATCGCCGTCGGCGTGGGCCACGATTGCAAATCGGTATCTTTGGTGCGGAGCGCCGACGCCGCGAGCTGGAACCATAAACGCCCGTGGGGTGTAGCCTTTACTTTCCAGGTCAGAAAGCACATCGTCGAGCGCCAGATTGAGGATGTTAGCAACATTCTCTCCAATGACCCAAGCAGGCCGCAGCTCGTCGATAACTCTAAGCATCTCCGGCCAGAGGTAGCGGTCATCGCTCTTGCCTCTGCGCTGTCCGGCTTTGGAGAAGGGTTGGCACGGGAAGCCGCCGGAAATAATGTCAACTGTTCGTAGTCCGGTCCGTTCACAGAAACTCTCCTTTGTCAAAGTCCGAATGTCCCGCCAGCGTGGAACGTCCGGCCAATGTTTCTCCAGGACCCTGGTGGGGTAGTCGGCCCACTCGCATTGTCCCACGGTGTGGAAGCCTGCCCACTCGGCGGCCAGGTCCAGGCCACCGATGCCGGAAAACAGGGAAAGGTGGGTCAACTCCATATCAGCTATCCCTCATACGGGCTTTCCAGGGACCAGTCCCAGGTCTGCCCGCCTTGCCATTCCGTGGTGAAGTAGTTGTGTACGCCGTCTCCGGTGAAGTACAGGTACTCCTTCGGCAGCACCCGGCCCACGCTGCCCACGCACTCCTTCTCGGCCATCCAGCGGGCCAGCACATCCTCCACCAGGGCCAGGATGTCCGGGTCCACCGGGTTGCTGGGGTCGTAGCCGTAGAACTGGCAGGGCTGGGTCGTGATGCCCTCCACCGTGTCGGCCCAGAAGCGGTCCCCGCTGTCGTAGCGGTTCAGCACGCACCAGATTGTGGCCGCCTGTTCCGTGGTGGAGCAGCCCCGTGCCTCGCCCCACACCATCTTTGCCAGGGCTGCCTTGGACGCCTCCATCGGGTCGATGGCCTCCTGGTCCTCAAACTCCAGCGTGATGGGTTCCGGCGTGGGTGTCTCCGCTGGAAGTGCCGTTGCCGTCACCGGCGCGGCGGTCTCCATGGCCTCTTGCTCTTGTGGACGCCTGCTCCAGGCGAACGCCGCAGCCACGGCCAGAAGGGCCAGCGCCAGGCAGGCGGCTCTCTGCATCGCGGCTCTGCGGCGGCGCTGCTGCCGCCTCCGCCGTTCAGTCCGGGTCATAGGTGCTTCTCCTGCGGCGGTACAGCTCGTCGATAAGGTCCGTGTCGCTGTAATCGGCCAGCGCCTTGCCCTCGTCATCGGTCTCAACCGATACAAGGATAGAGGATTTCAGATACAAAGCGGGACGCGGCGCGAAGTAGGCGAAGTACACGCTGTTGAAGTTCACGGTGCCGCCGGCGCCGATGCGGTACGCGTAGTTGCCATCCGAGCTCGGGGAGCTGTTGGTGGTCCAGGCCGTTGCCAACCAATAGGGTTTGGAGGTCAGCGGCAGGATGCTGCGGTGCTTGCGGTACTCGTCAATGGTCAGTGCCCGCACGACGGCCAGGGGCTTGCCGTAGTCCGTCATGCCGTCCATGGTGGTCAGGTCGATGGGCCGCTCCACCACGGCGGAGAAGATGGCCGGGTGCTTGTCCCGCAGCCAGCGCTCCACGGTTTTGGAAAGCAGGCTGCCCGCGTAGTTGTTGTGGTCCTCGCGCTCGGCGTCGTCATCCTCGAACTGGCAGCACTCCGGCAGCGTGTCGGCGGCCACCGCAAAGGCGGCGTCCAGGTCGTCCTCCAGCTTCACAAACTCCACACCGTCGAGGGTGAAGCGTTCGCCCCGACGTACCTGTGCCAGGGCCAGGTCCTTCATTTTCATGTCCTTGTCCTCCTCTTTGGTTTACTGGCCGCTCTCGGCGGTCGTGGTGGTCCGCCGGTTGCCCCGGCGGCGGATTGCCTCTTGAAACGTCCTTTGAGCTAGGCGGGGGTCATACTCCGGGCGCTGGTTCTTGTCCAGCTTGCCCGTGTCGCCTCGTCGCAGCTCCTCATAGATCGTTGCGGGGTGGCATCCGATTTTGTAGGCGATGTCCAGCACGCGGGCTTCCTCCTGGTACATCTTTGCGATTTTCTTTCGGTCCTGGAAATCCAGGTACTTGCAGGCCAT